TTACGAAGATTTCAGTAAGGATGGCAGCGATAGGAGCAAAGAGAGTTCAAAATCTTTCCAATTCATTACAAATTGGAAAGAATTTGTAACCAAGATGGAGAGCAAATGACATCTATCGGTGTGATAGGCATAAACTATGCTGTATGAGGAAGTATCATTCAGAGAGTCTTTACTATCAATCAAGGATGGATTTGCTCTTGTTCTTTTATTATAATAGGGATTTATGCCCCGCATCTTTGCTTTACTGTCAAGGGTAGGGTAGGGGAAGAGTAGCAGTGTAAAGCTGATACCTATCCCCATTCCTTTACTCCTTAAAGCCCATAGCGTTCATATCAGCCTTGTGCTGACGTACCGCCTTAATCTCTGCAATGCGCTCTTTCGTAATACCTGTATCACGTGATGTTTTCACGTGTAAGAGTTCAGGACGGCGCGAATAATCCACATCGGTCAAACCAATACCACGCTTAGGATAGAGCGTAGGAGAAACGGCTGGGTCATACTCCTCTTCCCATTCGTCAAGCGGCTGAAGGTCGCCAAGACGTGAAGCGCGATACTTACGATCTCTATGTATCCAGATGTTCTGTGCCCATTCAGCCATCAAATCCAACTGATGAAGAACGCTCGACCAATCTACGTCTTTACTTTTTAAGTCATCCATACATCCACGCAGTTCAAGGTAAGCGTTTAGGCCTGGCACCTTGGCAACAGGACGTGGCTCATCATACTCTTCATCATAAACACGGCCAAGAATGTCCTCAATATACTCCTTTACGGTTATACCCCGCTTTGCAGCCTCACGTCCATTCTCAATAGCCAAGGCACGACCATCAAGATAAGTCCGTCGACCTTCCTCAGCGATTTGCGCCTGCGTAGTAGTACCGTCTTTCCGTACTCGTGTAATACCACGCTGCGTAGGAAATGAGACATATCGTGCAACCACACGTGGGTATCTCGTTCCTATAATACTTAATCCTAAATCTGTACGTGTCATCTCACGCGTCACGATAAAGGGCGAATTTGCCTGCATATTGTCGTTAAACTTCGGACAAGCATTAGGCATCCAAACAGGCAATGCTGTCAATTTTTTATTCTCTTTATTATTATTTTCCATACATATTGCCCGTCATGCCGATAGCTCAGCTTTTTATGTTTATAAATAATCGATTTTAAGAACGTCCTTACTTACTATCGCAAATGAAGAACGGCTATAATCGCAATTAGTCTCAAGAAAATCCTGACACTCGTCAAACGTCCCCTCAAACATAGGCGTTTGTTTCCATCCACCTATTGTTTCTTGCACACAATAAACATCCATAACGTAATTTATTAATGTTTCTAAATCACTTCCGAATGATAAGCCTGCAACCACTCTGGTATTTCACGCAACACACGTGCTTCCTCCAGTGCATCCATAGGACTATCTCGTAAGTAAGTTATCTCTCGAGTTTCATTGAACTCACCCTCTTTGAAACGAACAACAAAAGTTCCTTCTGGATCACCTACAACCCACCAACCTTCGTCTTTACTACTCTGTAGAACGAAACGATTAAAGGCTGATAACGTGATATCCTCCTCTTTCACAAGGCGAGCAGCCGTAACAGTAGCCTTACCAATAAACTCAATAGTCTTTGGCAGCGACATAAACCGCTCTATAGCATCCTCTTTATCCTTACCAACCGAAGTAACGTGAATCTCGTTTCCATTCGATAAGGTAACATTAAATGTGTATCTTTTCATTTTCCATTCCCCGTAAAGCCAGATAGGCCAGCTATTTATTTTTTAAATATTTTCCAATTATTTTCTCACACTATATTAGTGATGGTTGTATTTCAATATTATGATGCCACCCCGTACCATCTGCCATTGGAACGTCATACTCTTTCGTCTCAAGATAAATACTATCTTCTTGATTGCGCAAGAAAAAATAGGTACCACTACCATCAGCTTTCAGAAGATGAAAGTCAGACGTACCAAGTTCTTTCTCAACGGCTAACTTCAAGGCTTCCTTAAAAAACAAGTCACCAAAAACAGACACACGAGGAGTTTTACGACAGTCATGGAATCCTCCATAAATTGCACCACGTATCTTACCATCAGCAACTATGAGACGATAGACACCTGCACCTTGATAAGCAGACAACCAATAACGACCATCTTCGTCCGTCTCGTCTTTCTTATCGCACCAGGCTATAACCTTAGCAGCACTCTCCATCAACTCAGGAGCAGCGTCCTTGATAGCCCTATTACCTTCCTCCTCAGAAATCTCTTCACGAACCAAAGAAAAATTAATTTTCAATGGTTTAAGATAATAAAGGAAATACCCTTTATATCCTTTTTTCAGTCCCGACTGCCAACGACCGTCTACTTTCCTCAAATAAATAACATCTTCTGGCCAAATAGACGAAGACGAAAAATAACGTCCGATTGCCACAACCTCTGCGTTCTCTGCTCTCTTTTCAAAGGCTGCAATATTCTTTGGAGTACCAGACATACGACAAACCTCTCTGCCATTGGTACCGATAAATGAAGTGTAGTCTCTCATATACTTTCCCCGTCAAACCGTTAGGTCAGCTATTTATGATATTCTATAAACTTAATAAAACTTATTTTGCCACGTCCGACCAAAAAGCCGTTTTTGAATTTCTTAATTTCAGGCGGTTCAGCTGCCACCATTTTACAGCAGCTTTCATTATCTCAACCATTCCGTCATAGATTTCATCCAGATTACTCTGTTTAAGTTCTCCGTTGCCCTCCCCTCCAGCATGTTTTAAGATAAAGGTTTTATCCTCCTCTGTATATCCACACATGGAACGAGCTTTAACGGCTGCCACATCTTCAGCAAATCGTTCAGGAGTAGTGTCCAGCACCTGAACATTCAAGCGTGGCCAAGTCTTACATTCGATTAGTTCAAATGATTTTCCGTCCACCTCGTGAACAGAATATCTAAAATCATATTCCTTAAGCATACATCAACATTCCATATTCATAAACCTTACGCCCAGCAGCAATATCCTGTGCGTCTTCTACACTTATGTTATTTTTCATAGCCCACGCAATCATACGTGAAGCATTGTCATTACAATCATAAGATTCGCAACTCTGTGTATCATAAATTGCATTCATTCCACGCCAGACATGACCAATCTTATCTAATAAATTGTAATAAAGTTCATCGACAGCAGCATCATCATTATAAAGTTCCAGCCAATCCTTTGGTATATAGCAATAGGAGGCTGTTATATCTGTATAGGAAAGAATATAATCGTAAACGTCCTCTTCAAACACATCAAAAGAAACCTTTGCTTCTGAAACAATCCCCGCTAAAGTTAGGTATGCACCTAACAGATAAACATCTGAAAAACTCGTTTCAAAAACTCTCAATCCCTCTTTAAGTTCTTCCATACTCTCAGGCATAAAGGACAAAAATCCATCACAAGATTTCCAATTATCAGAAATATAACAATGTAGTTTCTCGTCATCGCTATTCTTATCCAAGAAAGCTATCGCACGTGCTTTCCAATCCTCTTCCATTTCAGCTGTGAAAGCAAAACTATCATGATAAAAGTTATACTCTTTAGGCTTATAAATCTCACCTACACTAAATGATTTTACACCATATTCAGCTAATGCCGGTGCAATATCATCCTGCATATACTCGCATATTTTTTTCATAATGCAAGCATCAACATCACTCTGATCAACGGTGACGGTTTCAAAATCACCTAAGCAATCACGGCTCATGTCCTCAAGATAAGAAGCAGACAATAGTCTATCATACGTGGTAAAATCAACCAAAGGACAGATAGAAGAATTTAATTCGATTTTCATTTCTTTTTGTTTTGTGTCAGACTTCGTCCGACAGGTTCGTTTAATATTTATTTATTATACTGCAAAGGTAAACAAAAAAGAAATATCCTCCAAATTTTTAAGAAGATATTTTTACTAAAAATAAAACTTTTCTTCAACTTATTAATAATAAATAATTTGCATCGCAAAAAAACAAAACTAACACTTTGTATATTAGTTCCGTAATTCAGTAGGGTAGGGTATATCAAATATATTACACCATTATCCACTTATAGACAAATAGAATCCTATATGGAGGTCCTCTGATATTCATACTCAAAGGTAAGAAATAATTAAAAAGGCCGTGGGACAAAATCCACACGGCTAAAAACAAAAACTATGAAAAATGAAATCTAAATATTGTTACGCCTTATATAAGCGTTATGAGTTCTCCTTTCATCAAATACTCACTATGAGCACGAAATAAACTAATCTGTAACATATTCTTCTAAGTCGTCTGCGCAAAAGACTTCTACACCATCATAATAGAAATGAGTATCAATTGATCCGTTGATGTAATAGTCAAAGAGTTCCTCGCAAAGTCCTTTGTCAACAAAATGAGATACAACGCGGTCCCACATAATAGAAACTAAAGAATTACGCACTGCACTATTATTGTCTACACTCATTGAAATTGCATCGCATAAGTCTGAAGGTCTCCACTGAACACCAAAGTTAGACGCAAAATTCTCAAACTTCTCATCAAAGTCAGAGCCAGAAGCTACAAAGCCTAAAGCAATCAAAATCTTGTCAGTCTGTTTCATATTCTTTTCTTTTTGTGTGAAGCCTTTATTCCGCCTCACGGGTTATTATATCTAATTATTTTCTATTACTATAAAAAGCATAAATACCATTTTCAATTTTCAAAGGAGAAATGCCAAGCAAAATCCTAAAAATTTTTCCAATTTTTCAGAGGTCCTATATAAGAATATCTTAGAAATATCTGGATTAATCTAAGAATTTCCCAAACCTAAACCCCGCTAACTTAATATAGAAAGTTATGAAAATTAATCATTTTACACTGAGAATTTAAAAGGGCTAAACCTCATCAAAGAAACGACAAATACCCAATTTACCATACTTTCGCGTAAAATCGTTATCTATCATAATTGTGTAGGTCTGTCCGTCCTCAGCCGAACGACATTCCCAGGCATCTCCCTGCATCACTGCCACGGCCTCAGAAACGTCTAATCTGTCAGGGCTACCACTCCACACTATATCACGATCAAAAGCCGTATAAGTATTCCGAATGTCAAAAGTAGCCTCAGGAAAGCAAGCCGAAAGAAACGCCCTTAAATTCTCCGTCAGGTGGTTCTCTGTGATTCGTTGCCCCTTTCGCAAAGGCTGTACGCCTAAAGTCTCCATCATCTTAACCGCTTTTTTCGTGCGCAAGGTATAAGCCCTTTTTTGTCGTTGCTGCTGCTTTGCTTCTTCTCGTTTCTTAAGCTTTGCAGCCTCTTTTATTTCCTCTTTAGCACACAGAACGACATCTGCGAACATGTCGCACCACGACAGCGGGAAATAAACATATCTTGTATAATCGTAACCTTGTGGATCTATCGCAACCCACCGCGAAGGCGTACGTATCAAGCAAACACGCTGTATAAAAGAATGTTTGTGTGGCCACGATAAGTTATAAATACTTTCTTCTCCGATGTCCTCCGAGAAGCTGCCACCTTTAAAACCGCCTGTATAGTCGTGAATATTCAAGGCGGTTAACTCCTCATCCGTCATATTTACGACTTTCTCAATATGAAGCAAACGCGGCTTAAAGTCCATAACAGACCCATCAGAATCAGTCCTTAAAAAGCTCTTGACATAATCGAGGATAGAAGAGAGTTTGCAGACTGAACCAGGCCAACCCAAAATAAAGCTGCCCTCTTTCCAATGATTAAAAGGCACTTCAACGGTTAACTTCTTAGCCATTTTTTCAGCAGTTAACCAGTAAGGGCAAAGGGTCATTATATCGGAACTTTTCCCACTGCCATCTTCTACCGTGAAAACAGGCTTAATTTTTTTTTTATTCCCAGACTTAAGACGAAGTTCTATATTTGCGCCCGTGTTATCTGTCATAATATCATATATCGCTAAAGTCTTTTTAAAAGCTTCACCACGAACAACAGACACGCACCCCGCTTTAAAATCGGTTTCAACCTTGAAAAGTTCAAATACAACACGGGTAAAGCGTTCCACACGATCAAAGACCTGAGCACAAATAAATTTATTTTTTATCTCAACAACGTTTTTAAAATCTTCCATAAATTATTTTTTATAATCAGGGCAAGCAAAAGCCCTGTAATTTTCTAAATATTTTCCAAATTTTCAAAAGCCCTATATATAGCATATCTGGACATTTGGACTTTTTGAACTAAAAGAAACAAGACAGACCCCGCCCAGATTAGCCACAAATAAAGCAAAAAAAAGCAGACGAAAAGGGCGGGTTATTCATGATCAAACATACGACCACCAACAACAGGAACGACGAAACAAGCGAGCGCAAACAATACCAGACCACCAAAGTAAACCACCGCAAGCGCAACCAATGTTAAAACTATATATAAAAGAACCTTTAGCATATTTTTTTTATTTCGTGCGAGGCTGAAACCAGCCCCGCAAAGATTATGAGATAAAGAAACAATACCGAATTAATCGCGGTATAATATCCAATGAATTAAGAACCCGTAACGATCTGTAAAATCATTACTAAGGTAGCGACGTTCTTCACCTGGGTTATACCCTTCTTCTGGTGCCCAGTGATCCCCCTTCATAACTTCTAAGACCTCGTTAACCTCTTTTTCTGTTGGACCGCCCGCCCATCTAATAGTACGGGTAAAATACCCCCAACTACTTTTTTTAATTTCAAATTTAACTTCAGGGAAACAAACGGATAAATAACGCCTTAAGTTACTTGTTAATCGTACTTCCGTACGCTTTTCATCCTCTTTATATACTTTTGCTTTTGCTTTTTCCATTAGCGCAACGGCACGGGCTGCACGGGCTGCGTATTCTTCACGCTGTGCCTTATCTCTTGCCTCCTTTTCCTCCTGCTCCTTGCGCTTTCTTTCCTCTCTGATAGTCTTTGCCTGAGAATAAGAATCAGCAAATAATACACGCCAAGAAAGCGGAAAATAAACGTAACGGCTATATGTGTAACCCTGAGGATCAACAGCAACCCAGCGCGTAGGGGTGCGAATAAGACAAACGGAATCAATAAAACTATGTTTCTGAGACCAAGACAGAGCGGAAAAACCAACCGCGGGCGCATCGTCCGAGAAGCTGCCACCGTCAACACCGCCGTTAAATTTCCAGAAAGAAAGGGCGGAAAGTTCTTTATCCGTCATTTCCACGATCTTATCAATACGCATTAAATTGGGGTAAAAATTAACGCCTTCCGAATCTTCTTCTATACTTGCGAAGTCCTCCATATATTCAGATACTGAACCATTTTTAGAAGACCAGCCCGCCCAGCCGTGCAAGAAGTCACCCACCTGTAAGTTATCGAAAGATTTTGTTTCATTTTTACAGGCGGCCGCCTCGGCAGCTTTCCAGGCTGGGCAGTCATTCATAACGTCCGCCCCTTCTTCATCTCCTCGTACGACCCAGGCAGAGGAGAAGGGCGAACCTTCCCCCGCCTGTAAATAGATGTTATCCCCTTCTTGATTAGCGAGTATTTCAAAACTCGCTACACGTGAAAGGATATAAGATCCCTTCAATAGGGTAAGCGTTCCGGTCTTCTCATTGATTTCTGTATTTAACCCACCCCAGGCAGCACGGGCGAAACGCTCGACACGGAAAAATATTTGTGCACGATTATAAATATTATCTATATTAATAGCGTTAATTAAATTCTTTGTTTCCATATTCTTTTTTGTTTTGTGTGGAGCTAAAAGCTCCACGATATTATAAAATTATCCTTGCTTTCTAAAAACGTAACCGTCTTTAAAATCGTAAGATGTTATAAAAAGGTCGCGGGCGTAGGCTTCATAATCGAAATAGTTAGCCAATTCACCTGCATTCTCTAAGATGTTATTTACATCTACGATATAATAAGCAAAATCCACAGGTGTGTCAAACTCCCCCTCAAATGATTCCTCAAAATTACAAAGGGTGTCTATATCATTTATCGACAAAAAAGCATCCAATACTTCAGGATTTCCACAACTTTTATACGCCTCTATATAAGTGTAAAGGTCATCAACCCCGCCACACTCTGAATAAAGTTCTTTCGGAAATCTGCGGAAGTCCTGAAACATTAATTCCGGGTAGTCCTCATCTCCATGCAAGGCACGGCAAACATTAAAAAAGGTTTCCTTATCCTCGCAAGCCTGAAGATCTATCCAAGCCCCCGCAAGATCTCCCGCGTTATACTTTGCATAAGTTCCAACATATAAAGCGGGTGTGTCCTGTTTATGTGCAATATAAGCGGTTAGGGCTGTTTTGCGTGCGTTAATCTCTTTAATAGATGCAATGTTTTTAAAATATGTTTCCATAATTTTGTTTTTTTATTTCAGGCTACCGCCTGAATGTTTTTTATTCTGTTTATTTATTAGGCGGTTTATAAGGGACCGCCCGCCCTGTTAAGCGTACATGTATATGAAATATATTGTATATATACTTAGCGAAATCAAAACGATATTAACGATTTTCTCGTACTTATTAAGTAAAGAAAAAAAACGCTTATTTACTCGCAACTGTAAACGATATAAATTATTTACTTTCATTTTTAGCCCTCCACTATTTTTGTAATTATACGAATATAATTACCAGTTAGACCACCGCGCGGCGCGTCGTTTCCTTTCTCATATTTCACGCCTAATCTATCAAGTAAGGCGCAAACCTCGGAAGTATGATCCGCGTTGTGAATATATCTACCACGACCGGCAGCATAACAGGGACGAATTATTTTTTTATCATCAACGTACCCCATAGTTGTATAAGTACGTTCACCACACAGATAACGAATAACACGAGCAGCTACAGAAGTAGCAGGCAAAGAAAGTTTTTTTAATCTTTTGTATAATGTAGTTTGCTTCATAATTTTATCTTTTTAGTGCCAGGCTTCCGCCTGGCTGGTTAATTACTTAATACGATACTCTTTCATTTCATCTAATGAAAAAAAAGCGATTTGCCCTTCACGCTCTGCGATAGCCTTTGCGCGTTCAAAATTGTCGGTAATAACTACAGCATCATAGTAATATAAGCCTGTTTCAGAATCAAGCCAGCCACCGAAGGCGGTAACTTCTTTATCTGTTTTTGCGTAATCTACTACAGCGGCAAGGCCTTCAGGGCCGAAGCTGTTTTGAGTGGCACGAACAGCCACAGCGTAACCAGATGTAACAGGCGTTAACGTTTTAGCGTTAACAGTAAATCCTTCAGGGTTTGCGGCTGCAATTGCTGCAAGTGCCGCGATTTTTAGATTTCTTTTCATTGTTTTTTGTTTTTGTGCCGTGCTATTGCTCGGCGGTTATTGTTTTTTGTTTTTGACAGTGCAAAGGTACTGAATGTTTTTTGTTTGTGCAAGAAAAAAGAGTATTATTTTTATTATTTGCGAAAAAAAATAATAAAAAAAACTATTCTTTTACTTACACCTTATTATATATAAAAAACTTCTAAGCGTCGAAGATCTCAGCGGGCAGCTACCTTCTGAGTCTCGACCATCTCGGAGGGCGTAAGCATATTTTAAAGTCAAAAAAGTTCGGGGCGACAGAGAAGCCCTTAGTGTGGCGGTCGCTCTTCCTTTTGTTTCAACATAAAAAAAGCAGTGTTAGGTAAACCAAACACTGCTTATCTATCTGAAAATCAAGAAATATATAAATTCCTTTCGGACTACACTATTAAAAACACGAAATGTAAAAGGAACAATTTACACAAAGTACTCCACCAAGAAAGAGGAGCATCAAAATAATCACATCATCAGTCCAACAACAAAAAACGTTTGCTACAATAAGGACAAGTTATAGCATCATGAATAGTTTTTGTCTCAGGTGTTGAAGAAGGCTCTAAAACACTAACGTCAACATCGGTTGCTATTGACAATTTTTCTTCTTCTACATTATTAAAAGAAGTTGGATTCTCTATTTCATCTTCAGATAAAAACAACTCTGTTACATCACAAGACAATGCTTGAGCTATCTTGTAAAGATTTGTCATAGAGGGACGATTGAGCCTTATAAGGGACTGAACTGAGCCATAAGAAAGTCCAGTTCCGTTAGCCAAATCACTAATAGATACATCATATTTAGCCATTAAAGCACGCATATCGAAACGCTTGCCACGATATTCCTTTACATCTTTATCATCTTCATTTCTTCTTGCCATACAATAGATTTATTTTATTTTCGACGCAAAGATAATAAAAATATTTTTCATGCGCAAGAAAAACTAAATAAATTTATTTTTCGTGTCATCAAATTCAAATAACTCATTAAAATCGACTTCTAAAAACTCTGCAAGTTTCTTCGCTTGAATGATATTTGGTACTCCATTTATAACACGGTGCATTCCTCCAACAGTTAAGCCAAAGAAAGCTGCGGCATCAACAAGTTTCTTCTTCTTTTCACGCATCAAACGCCGTGCAACATACCAATCGGGCGTCTCGGTCTTAATTTTAGCATATTTACTTCCTTGCATATTGTTATCCTTTTTAATGCAAAGATAAAGAAAGTTTTACTATAAATAAAATTATATCAATAGAAATCTTTATTTTTAAGATAAAAATACTACCTTTGCGATATTAACGTATTAGAAATAAACCTTATGAAAAAATTGATTATCACTCTACTATTTACCATTATAGGAATAGTAAGTTACGCACAAGACACAATCCGTTTTGATACTAACGGAGGCTTTACCCAAGTTATAACGACAGATATAAACGCTAAACAAGAATACGCCTATATTCGGAGTTATTTTGCGGGGAAAATAAGCAATTACAAAAATGCTGTTCAAGTTGAAGACGCAGAAAATGGGAAAATTATACTCAAAGCAAACAAGAACTTCCGAGTAACAAGTGATAAACTGATGGGAAGACCTATTGACTATGACGGTATAGAAAAATTTGACATTACAATCGACTGCAAAGATAAGCGATTTAGACTAAAAATAGATGCTGTACGATACTCATACAACGGTTATATAATAATGGCATCAAATGGAGGAAATATCAAACAAAGAGAAAAGATTTTCTCACACGAAAATGAAGATTACTACTTGACAATTCAACAAATAAACAACATAGAAAGCTTTAACGAGAAGCGAAGTGAATATTTCAGCAAACTTATAGCTGACTTAAAAGCATTCATAGAACAACAAAAAAAGGAGGACGATTTCTAATGGCTTTTCAAGAACCTTGTTGCATATCGAGAAAACTACCAGCCTTGTTACGTGAACAAGGCTGGTATGTTTTTCAGACAAATGGAGATATAACTGTAGATAAATTTATGGAAGCTTGTTCATCAATGGTAGGGGATAGACATAAATTAATATTAGCAATTCAAAACATAAAAGTCTCCCTATTAAGAGTAATAAATTACTATCTTCAGCGTGAATGGACAACAGAAGTACATCTTATAACACAAGAAAATCAAAAAAAACTTGTAAGCAACGAACTTTCAGCACACAACACAAAAATTCATTACGTATGGCATAAAACTATATATGAGGGGTTAATTGTTTTTGAAGGAGAAAAAGATACTTGTATTATTCAAGGATACATGACAGAGGACATAACCCCTGGCTATCATCAATACTGTGCTTATTTTGGAAACGATAAGCAACGAATAGAAGATATGATTAGCCCTATAAAATCAAAAATCAGGATAGCAGAACATACTAAAGAGATATAATGAAAGACATCAAAGAGATTGTTCAGGACATTGCAATAAAATTACGTGGACATAACGCATTAATACAGATACAAATAGACGGACAATACTTTGTAAAACGTATCGGTAATATAAACCAACTAATAGACAATCCAAAAATAATAACATACAAGGAGGATGGTTCTTTCCTTGACTGGATGGAAAGTGAGATTGACAAGGAAACATATACAGCTGGGACGATTGCGAATCATAAGGCTGCGCTGGCAGTGCTAAAGCGATATAAGGAAGATATGACCTTTACGCAGATTGATTATAAATGTATATGCGATTTTGAGAACTTTCTAAAAAGCGCAGGGTATGCGATAAACACCATTGCTAAGTTTATGAAGATATTTCGTCGATTCGTCAATCTTGCTATCGACGAGGAACTGATGACTGTCTATCCTTTTCGTAAATATCACATCAAGACGGAGAATGTTCAGAAGCAATCGCTGACAGAAAGAGAACTGAGGAGGATAGAAGATAAGGAGGAGAAGGAAGAATTGACAGAAGAGGAGAGAAAGGTGGTTAAAGGTTTTCTATTCAGCGTCTATTCTGGTCTTCGATTCTCGGATATCGTGCAAGTAACTAAGCAGCACATTAAGAACATCTATCGGAACAAGTGGGTGGTGATGCGTATGCAGAAGACTGACCATGAGGTGAGGATACCTATCTCTAAGATGTTTGGAGGCAAGGCAGCAACAATGATACAAGAGAACAAAACCACTACTGGTAAGCTGTTTCAACTACCTTGTAACGCACGCTGCAACTTGATACTGAAGCGTGTGCTTAAACGATTCAACATACATAGGCACATTACTTTTCATTGTGCCAGGCATACGTGCGCTACTGTGCTATTGAGTAAGGGAGTAAGCTTACCTATTATACAACACATATTAGGTCATCAGAGTATAAAGACAACGCAGGTGTATTCAGCAGTGAAAGACACAACTATTAACAAGGAGATACGAAGAGCGTTTAGGTAAGGGTTCCATCGGGACTATCTTTTCAAAAGCAAATATATCGTATTTTGACGAGTTTAGATTTTTCCCAGTAAAACATATGAATGATACCTTTCGAGGCAATATGAATTTAAAACGGATAAGTCTTCCTAAAACTCTCGTCGATATGAGGTACGCTCTATACGGTGCAGAATCTCTTGAAAGTATTGTTATCCCCCAATCAGTTCAAAGAATCTCCGCACTTGAATTTGCTAATGCGAATTTATTATATGCAATAGTTTTACCAGAAGTCCCTCCTACGTTTCATAATGGATATTACAACCCATTCGACAAGATTTATGATACGACTCATAAAATAAAGAAATACAAGATATATGTTCCTGATAATAGCTATGCAGAGTATGCTAAATCTCGTTTATGGAGTGACTATGAAAAGGTCGGAAGACTTGCTAAATTAAGTCAATTTCGTACGGATTTTCCTAATGAAAGTTACTTTGAATAAGAATTTTAATCCCATCGGGACTATCTTCTACAATATAAAAACAGATAACCTATCAGACTTGAAGCATTTAAAATCCATCAAGTCCCTTCCGTCTGTATCGTCAGATCCTCGTTCATACTTCTATAATACGAAAAGAATAGATATACCAGAGAACGTTACATCGCTTGGTCGTTATGTATTAGGTTTCAATTTAGCAACAGTTGTCGTTTTTCACGGAAAGACTCCTCCAAGGCACGACTGGACATTTTCTAACACAACAGGAACCTACGATACATGCACACCTAATGGGTGCAAGTTCTATGTCCCAGACGAGAGCTTAGAGGTGTATAAAAAGGCTTTTACAAGTAACCCTTCTCCATTAAGCGGAACATCTATTATTCGTCCTATGAGCGAGTATCACGAATGATACTTACTCATAGGGAGTATCGCTTTTGCGAACTTGCTATAAAAAGGAACCTGTTTGTAAAGTTCAACACTTCCGTCTGGAACATATAGCGTCGTGTCTTTATGAGCAAACCACAAGAAATATGCAGAAGGGTCTGTGTTCTCAGGCGGAGTTTCTGCATGTAGTATAACTCGCTTCAACGAATGAGCACCATTTATTACCATTCCAAAAGTAAATCGTATATCCTTGCTTAATATAACTATTTCCTCTACAGCATGACAATTCATAAGTAATCCACCGCTTACCTCCTTAAGAGAGCTTGGATAAACTACACGCTTCAAACGCTTACAGTCTCTAACATGGGTGAAGTTAATCCGTTCCCAATGGTATAGAAAACTTAGGTCTAAATTCTTGATCGAGTCTTTGCCGACAAATACAGTCCCGATGGGATTAAAATAGCATTTAAACACCGTTTTAATCCCATCGGGACTAAGTTTTACAACAATAATAAGATTGTAAGTTTGAAAGCCTTACGTTATTTCAAGATAGAAGATTTAAACAATGATATCTTCCGTGATATGGCTAATTTAAGAGAAGTTTGGATACCTCCAACGGTAACACATCATGCTTATCGAACCCTTTTAGGTTGCCCAAATATTAAGAAAGTGGTGATTTTAAGTGAGACACCATTCACAAGAAGTGATTTTTTCAATGTAAACACTTACGGTCATATCCCTTCGGATTTAAAGGTATATGTACCAGATACTGCGTTATCAAGATACAAGGAAGCGTGGAAAAACTTTCCTTATCTATCTCGATTGCATCCACTCAGTGAGTATCAAGAATGATACTCGCTGAGTGGTAAGATATTTCCCAAGTGTCCCTGCATTTTTTGAGAGCCCCATATTGAACTTTGCTTGTACTTTTCCACTAAATGAGGAGCGACGTACAAATTCTCTATACGTGCATAAAGGATTCCCCAATAATAGATTTTTTCGATAAGCGTGTCACCTTTGAATACCAAGTTCTTTATCCTTGCGCTGTTGAAGGAAAGTTCATCAATAGCTGTTACAGAAGAAGGTATAATTACATTTTCTCCTTGACTAAAACGAAACATAGAATGAGGAACCTTACTTAACCCTTCTGGCAATTCAATAGTTCCGAAAGTAGTATTTTTAAACATTTCTCTTTCGTTCTTCAAGGAAGTGAAGTACCGAAGCTCTGCAAAACCTTTTATTGTGAGGTTTTGAAATTTAGTCCCGATGGAACCCTTACCTAAAAGCTCTCCGTATCTCCTTATTAATCGTTGTGTCTTTCACAGCTGAATACACCTGCGTTGTCTTTATGCTCTGATGCCCTAATATATGTTGTATAATCGGAAGACTCACACCCTTACTCAATAGCACAGTAGCGCACGTATGCCTTGCGCAATGAAAAGTAATGTGCCTATGTATATTGAACCGCTTAAGCACACGCTTAAGTACCAAGTTACAGCGAGCGTTACAAGGCAACTGAAAGAGTTTACCTGTCGTAGTCTTGTTCTCTTGCACCAGCGCAGCAGCCTTTCCTCCAAACATCTTAGAGATAGGTATTCGCACCTCATGGTCAGTCTTCTGCATTCGCATTACAACCCACTTGTTCCGATATATGTTCTTGACGTGCTGCTTGGTTACCTGTATAATATCCGAGAAACGAAGACCTGAATAGACGCTGAATAGAAAACCTTTAACTACTTTCCTCTCCTCTTCTGTCAATTCTTCCTTCTCCTCCTTATCTTCTATCCTCCTCAGTTCTCTCTCTGTCAGTGATTGCTTCTGAACATTCTCTGTCTTGATATGATACTTGCGAAAAGGATAGACCGTCATCAGTTCTTCATCGATAGCGAGATTGACAAATCGACGAAATATCTTCATAAACTTAGCTATGGTATTAATCGCATACCCTGCATTCTTTAGGAAGTTCTCGAAATCGCATATACATTTATAATCAATCTGAGTGAAGGTCATGTCGTTCTTAAATCGTCTCAGTACCGCTAATGCAGCCTTATGATTTGCAATCGTCCCAGCTGTATATGTTTCTTTATCAATCTCACCTTCCATCCAGCCGAGGAAAGAACTATCCTCTTTATATGCTATCAGGGTCGGATTGTCGACCAATTTGTTGACATCACCAATATGCTTGATAATATACTCTCCATCAACTTGAATTTGTATTAGCGCATTATGTCCACGCAATTGCGCAGCTAAATCTTGAATAAGCTCTTTGAGATTCATTTCTTTGAATTTTGAGGACAACCTGCCCAAAATTCAGTACCTTTGTAGTCTATTAGCAGGCTGCAGGTGAAAAATAAAAAAGCCCCCAGCCTGTTAAAAAGTCGTCTCACTTACTATTAACAACACATCGGCACGATGCTGACTGGGGGCATATACCCTCTGCCGCATCGTGCCGTTTTTGTTGTTTAATAAGTGAGACATTGCAAAGATACTAAAATTTAGGATAATGAAGATAATAGAAGTACTGAAATTTAATCGGGAGTTAATAAAAAGGCTCAAAACTGTAGGAATTCGATTGGAGGATGAAGCGTATGTAGACTTGTATACAGACTATACTACTTTACTGAATAGTGGTGAAAAGGTGTCTTATATAGTTGCACGTCTCTCAGACAAATATGCTGTGAGTGAGCGTAAGGTGTATGCACTCATTAAGAGATTCGAAAGTGACTGCAAGATGATTGCAGTATGATTTATTGTAAATATTCTTTGCCATCGCTAAATATGACGAACTTTTCCATACAAATTAAGTGAGACAATGAGAAAACAATACTTTTCTGCACCGCTTCCATTTCAGGGACAGAAGCGGATGTTTGCCAAGGAGTATATTAAGGTGCTCCAACAATTCCCTGATGGTACTACCTTTGTAGACTTGTTTGGTGGAAGTGGTCTGCTATCTCATATAGCCAAGTGTCAGAAGCCTAATTCGACCGTAATCTATAATGATTTTGACGGTTATCAGAAACGGCTGACTATGTTGTCAGAAACGAACGCACTGCTGTCAGAATTACGCAAGATAGTAGATGCTCCACGGTACAAGGCTATTTTGGGAGTACAACGAGAAAAAGTGTTAGAGTGTGTCCGTAAGTACGAGCGTATCTATGGATGTGTCGATTATATCACTCTATCTTCGTCTATCCTATTCTCTATGAAGTATGTAACAACGTATGCTGATCTTGAGAAAGAGACATTGTATAATAATATTAAATCAACAGATTATCCACCTTGTGATGACTATCTTGACGGATTGACCATTACCTCTTGTGATTATAAAGAGGTGTTTGAAAAATATAAGGATGTTCCTAACGTCGTGTTCCTGGTCGACCCTCCGTACCTAAGTACTGATAGTACAACATATAAGATGTACTGGAAGCTCTCTGACTATCTCGACGTGCTTACCATTCTCGCTGGTCATCGCTTTATCTATTTCACGTCAAATAAATCTTCTATAGTAGAACTTTGCGAATGGATAGGCAAAAATAAACTCATTGGTAATCCTTTTGAGAGCTGCCAGCGTAAAGAGTTCAATGCTCGTGTGAATTATAATTCATCCTATACGGATATAATGCTTTATACAGATGTCGCTTGAATAGTATTCTAACACCATTTAAACGGTGAATAAAGACTACCATATATTGAGGATTGTGAAGATGTTAAGATTGAAGTAAACGTGTGACTGCCATTATAAGGAAATAGCGTTCAAAGAGATGTTTCTTTGAACGCTATTTCCTTTTGAGGGGGTACCCCATTGGTACTCCTCGTTTTACTTCTACGAACGCATCGTTTAAATTTCTTGCAACGTTTCGATTTGCGGATTATAATAAAATTAAAATTGATTACTAAAAGGATGTAATTTGGGGATAAATATAATTAAGAACGAACAAAGCCTTGATATTAAATAATAAGGTAAAAAGAGCAGTGTGAAACTGCATAAAGTTCTTCAATTAGGATAACAGAATAAGGATTAAAAACCAGTTCAATATCACCCTTATACTCCCACTTTTAAAGAGTGAGTGTAAACATTTTTACGTCCTACAAATTAAGAATAAGGATAATAAAATAAGTAAATAAACAGCATTTTATACCATAAGTTATGAAACAGAATAAGATTAAGATAGGTTATCAAGCACCCTATACAGAAGTAATTGTTATCAATAACGAAACTTTACTTGCAGAGAATTCATTTCCTGGTCAGCATAGACCGGGTAATCACAAGAAAGGTCCTAATGCTAATAATGCAAAACAAGCACTTGAGTGGCTTGAGGTTGGTGATGAGGCTTCGTCAAGTAATGAACATACTTCATTGTGGGAAGATTAATCAAAAGAGAGTTTTAATTAAATAAGTAATAAGCAAAAAAGACTATATTAATAATGAGAAAACAGACTTTTAAGGTGCGCCTGCTATCATTAATAGCATTGTGTGGCATTGTAATGGTGTTTGCATCTTGCTCTAATGAAGATGTAGCACAAAGCACTGTAGAAACAAACACTGAAAACAATAGCAACCTTACTTCATTCGTGACAGGTGCTGCTGCAACTCGTACATCACTCAACTATGACAACGGTGCTTTCTTCTGGGAGGCTGGTGATCATATCTATGTGAAGGATGATAACGGAACTTGGAACAAGAGTAGCAATGCTCCGACAGAGAAGACTGCCAGCTTTAAGTTTATGGTTCCAGGTAAATACACTAACAGCACAACTTATAAGGTATATTACCCTGGTAAGAATGGTCTTAACAACAACGTAACAATCTCTGCAGCACAGAGTCAGGCACAGCCTAATAGCACCATACATATTGGTGAGGCAGGTGACTGTGGTACAGCAGACGCAACAGGTGGTAACGGTGTATTTAACTTCCGTCTCGATCACCAGGCAGCTATCCTCGTGTTCCAGCCTTTTACAAACAATACAGGTGTAAAGAATTGTCAGTTGACAAAGATTGAGGTAACATCTGATAATGATATTACTGGTACTTACACACTTGACACAACAACAGGTGAGTTGACAGGTTCTGCAAGCGGTAAGAGTATTACTATGACAACAAAGGGTAGCGGCTCTTATGCTAATGGTTTCCCATTGACTAACAGCGCTGCAGACCTTGCAACTAATGGTGCCTACGTGGTAATTCGTCCTGGTAGACATGCCTTGACCGTACGCTATTGGATTAAGGACTATGCAACAAACGTTGAGGGTGCGATTACTAAGACCTATCCAGCGTTCGACTATGAGAAGAACGACTACTATGATATGACTGCCAATATCAATGTAACGGATTACGACGGTAGTAAGTATTACATGTGGGATGCACAGAATAATTTCTGGAATGGCTGTGAGTGGAATTCAGCAAATCCTTTGCAGCCTGTGCTTGCAAATGAACCTTATTCAGGTATCGGAGAAGATAACTTCTTTAATAATGATAGAACAGCAGGTGTTAATTATGCTAAGTACTCTTGTCGTATGCTTCCAAATGTTAATCAGATGGCATGGTATATCTCGAATGGTGACCCACGTTGGGATGGAGAAGAAATTTGGACATCTATGGGCCATCTTCATAAAGGAGGTATGTGGCTACTGAAAAAGTTATATATTCCTCAGATATCAGAGTTTAAAGCTCCAGCCCCTTATAATAGAGATATGCGTCAAGATGACTTCTCACTCAATAAAACAGTTAAACAGGGTACTCCTACATATAAGAGCAGCTACTTCTTCCTTCCTGCTTTGGGATACTACGCTTGGGGGTACTTCAGTGACTTAGGAACAAGTGGATACTATTGGACGTCAACTGGTCATGCTGATGATAGTAACTGGGCTTACTATTTAACCTTTAATAGTAGTACTATAACTTTGACATCGGACAATTCAAATGCAGGTAGATATGTAATGACTTTCCAATAAGATACCTTCTAACTCCTCTCTTTAGGAAGCTCCCTTCTTAAAGCAGCAGGTTAAAGTAGATATAATCTTGCCAACGCTCGTACAGTGTTGAGCTGTCTTCGGACAACTCAGTGAAGTGCGATTCGTTGGCAAGTTTTGTTTCATATCGTCTCATATGGCTCCGTAATATGTATATATGCGCGACGTGGTCGTATTTATAAACATTGATATACGGATAAGAACTCCGTTCGATTAATTGGGGAATCTGATTCTTAAGTTGTGAAATATGCAT